TGAAGTTACTTTTAATAAAATTAATGGCGATGTGCGAGTAATGACTTGTACTCTGGATGATACTATCATACCAGCTGATTTCCTACCAAAGACTTCAGCAATGTTGGATGCAGTTGAAGTTCCTCAAACCATCATCAAGGTATATGATGTTAAAGCAGAGGGATGGCGTTCATTCCGTGTGGAGAGTGTAACTGAATTTAATGATGATTGCCTTTGGGTGGAAGCTGGAGTATAATATTATGGAAATGGGTAAAGCTCAACGTGGTAAAAGTATTGATATGATGTACCTTGGTAAGGAACTAAGTTATAGTTCTGAGGTAAATCTTGAAGGCATAGAACGACGTTTAGCTTTAACGTCTGCTCTAGGATATTATAATTACAAATATAAAACTAAGGATAACTCTAAGGTGGTTATCAAGTATGCACAGGATAATGACTATAGCTCAGATGATATATCTTTGCTTAAGTCTGCATCCAATACGGTTTTCTTTAATAACTATACTACGTTAATTCGTATATCAAAACGCGGGTGGACACTCAATGAAGATGAAGTGGCTAGGATTACTTCAGGTATTGAGTACGCCTTAAATTTTGCACGTGAACGTAAAGTTATTGATGACGATAAAGAGGCTGATCCTTATGCAGTTGTTGTTGCAAAGGTGACACCACAAGATCGTCTTAATACCATTATATCGGATACTATTCTAACTGACCTTGATGCATTCGAAAATGAATGGATCGAACGTGTCAATGGTAACACCTATGATATATTTAAAAAGGCTACTGGCTACGGTCTGACTGGTCCAAAGATTAAGTCATCCGTTATTGCATGGGTTCAACCTCGTATTGATGAGATGGAAATGGCTGTTTCAAAGAGGGAAGATGATGAAGAATATGCGTATGCATACTCACACATTAAACCATCTGCTATTAAGAATCGTATTAAGGTTCTTAAGAATATTCTATTGGACTTAGAGAGTTTAACTCTTGTCGCAAAGGCAACTCGTAAAGTGCGTAAGCCTAAGGTTAAATCTGCAGATAAGCAGATCGCTAAGATGAAGTATAAAACTAAGGATAACGACTTTAAGTTGGCATCCATTAATCCTATTGACATAATAGGTTCTTATCAGTTATTAGTCTTTAATACAAAGTATGGAGTCGTGACTGAATACACTACAACACGTGTTGGCGGATTTGAGGTGAAAGGCACAACACTATTACATTATGAGGCAGATAAGTCTAGATCAACTCGACTACGTAAGCCAAATGAATTTCTTAAGATATGCCTTAAGAAAACTGCCAAGCAATTGGATAAAGAGTGGAAGAAACTGACCACTAAGGATTCAGTGCCAAATGGCAGGATTAACGAGCATACTATATTATTAAAGGCGAATTAATGTTGAACCTAATTATGAATCAAGTGCAATTCTCTAAATATGTTGAAGATCTAATGTTTGCCTCTCGAGGTAGTGTAACCTACCTTGATGCAATACTAGAGATATGCAATAGGTACGAAATAGATCCTTTGGATGTATCTAAACTATTGTCCAAACCTATTACAGAGAAGGTACAAAACGAAGCACAACAAGCAAGGTTACTTAAAGTTCCACCAATGAATACGTTACCAATATGACAGGCACTGAACGCTTAGATGAATTTGGAGTGTATAGTTTATACCTTGCGTGTAAGCTACACTACTCCACAGGTACGTATAATGCAGTTAAGTATAGGTTTAAGACTTCAGCCAAACAACAGTCCTTTTGGAAACGTAAGGATCGTTACTTCTTTTATAAGGTGGGTACTAAGTTTAACTTCGATAGAAGTGTCATCCTTGATTACTTTAATGCCCACTTTGTTGAGGATATATCATGGGTAGGTAACATGTTAGATGACGATACAGTTTGGCCTGATTATAAAAAAAGAATACAAAGTTTCGGATATCGATTTGAAGCTGATATAAATACGCTATGCGATGATCATTGTGAAGGTGGTAATTTACCATTTGATACATTGTTCACCATAGCGCCAGGTGATGCACATCCTCCAATCATTAAATCATTTCTTCAAGGTGATATAATGATCGAGACCATAATTGTCCTTGACAATATATTGGGATTCATGGATAAGATGAAAATCACTGAAACGTTGGTCTGGCCAGACCTAAGAAATAAGATTCTTAAATATGGCATCATGTTAGATACAAAATTAAATGCGAATAATTATAAAAAAATTATACTAAAAGTGTTTACTTCTTGATCAAAACGTGTTATAATAGCACCACAGTATAAAAATACACTGTTAATAAATTGTAATATAAAGAGGAATAAAATATGGGATTTGCTGATCTAAAACGTAATCGTTCTGCTTCTATGGCGAAGCTTCTAACTACTGCACAAAGTGTTGGTGGTGATGCTAAGAAGAGTTATATCGATGACCGCATCTGGAAACCTACAGTTGATAAAGCAAATAATGGCTATGCTGTTATTCGTTTTTTACCTGCGCCTGAAGGCGAGAATGATCCATGGATTCAATACTGGGATCACGGCTTCAAAGGACCTGTTACTGGACGTTGGTATATCGAACGCTCATTAACGTCAATCGGACAAGACGATCCAGTATCAGAAATGAACACTAAGTTGTGGAATTCTGGTAACGATGACGATAAGTCTATTGCACGAAATCGTAAACGTCGACTACATTATGTGTCTAATATTCAAGTCATTAAAGATGACGGTAATCCAGCTAATGAAGGTAAAGTATTCCTTTATGTGTTTGGTAAGAAAATCTTTGATAAGATTATTGATTCAATGCAGCCACAATTTGCGGATGAAGATCCAATCAATCCATTCGACTTTTGGGATGGCGCTGATTTTAAACTTAAGATTCGTGATGTTGAAGGCTATCGCAACTATGATAAGTCTGAATTCGGAAAGCCAGGTGCATTAGCATCGGATGAAGAGTTAGAAGGTATCTATGGTAAGTTGCATTCATTAGAAGAGTATAATAGCCCTTCTAACTATAAGACCTATGCCGAACTAAAGACTAAGCTTATGGCTGTTCTTGGTGAGGATGGTGTTGCGATGTCAACTGCAGAGCATGTGACATTGGATGTATCTGAACCTGCTCCAATGCGAGCAAGTCAAGCTGAATCAAATCACAATGCTGCACCTGAGCCTAAGGCTGCTGCAGATGATGAAGACGATACTCTAAGTTACTTTAATCGTCTTGCTGCTGAAGACTAACAACAGCTAGATAGATTAAATAAGGGGACCTTCGGGTCCCTTTTTAGTGCGCTAACATTGAGCGACCGCCCTCATATATTGCAGACATATTATTTTGAAATACTTGAGTGTTGGACATATTTGTAGTGTTATCAGCCACGTTGTTAAAAACCGCTTGCCCCATACGTTTATTTATCCGTTCGTCATATAATTCATCAAATCGCGCTTTGGTCATTGGCACGTAAGATTCAGCCTGGGTGCCAATACCTTTGATGTTGGTGGGCACGTCACCGTTATTACTAAAATCAGCTGTTCCTGGTACAGAGTTATCACCCTTTTGGACGTATTTGTGATACGCCCCCATTACATTGTCGGCATATTTATCTTCGTTGGTCTCGCCAGTAACTGGATCTTTCCGCTTCTTCCACTTATCCGCAGTGACTCTCACCATCCGCTTGTTAATTTCAGCGTCACCGCTGAAAAATTTCTTTATACTGTCAACAACACCAAGAGCCCAATTATTTACTGCCATATTAAATTCATCAATAACTTCACCCCAGTTTACCCCATCAATTGCTTTACCCCCGATATCCGCTATATAAGTAATTAGAGCGCCGGCTGCCATTCCTAGAAGTAGACCTGCAATAATACCTGGAGGTCCTCCAGGTACTCCTAGCCCTGCACCTATTAGTGCCATGCCACCAATAACAGCAATTTTACCCATCATCAAGTTTTTCATACCCTCTGATGATGCTTCCCATTTTTTTTCTACAAAGTTGCCTAATATTGCACCTACAGCCGATCCTACCATAGCACCGATAATAATACCCGGAAGACCACCAACTGAACCTACAATCCCACCGACTACACCGCCAACACCCGCGCCTATTGAACCGCCATTAATCTTACCAGCCATAAGATCTTTCATAGCTTTGTCCCAAATTTCTGTCACCCCGAAGTAATTGGTTACAGCTCTAACAGCAGTAAATGCTATTGCACCTACAAGACCTGCTAGTAAACCTATCTTCAATGCGCCTAATCCAAGTGCAGCCAAACCACCAACTGTTAATAATGCTCCAAGACCGGTGAAAAGACGCTGCATTAAAGTTATGAGTCCAGCCATCATCGTACTTCGCATTAACATGCCGCTGCCTTCGTCATCTCCTTTTATAGTGTCACTTGATGGACCTACAGCACTTGTGGGTGATGAGGATGATTCCTCACGCTTATCTTCTAGATTTTGTAACCTATCGACCTTAGAAGCCTTTGCTAATGTCTTAAGGTGAGATTCTTGTTGATCACCTGAATCAGCAAGAGTCTCTAAACGAATATTAGTCGCCTGCACCTGTACAATTAAATCATTTAAAGTTTTATCTTGGGCCATATCTTTACCTATTACGTATTACGTTTTTCGTGTTCTGCTTTTTCCTTCTCGATGTGTTGTCGAAGAAGAATTAAATATATCTCTCTTTCCCATGGCATCATATTATCAAGATCATTTAACGTATAATTATGGTGTTGCATCAATGCGAAGTTTGTCTTGAAATGATTTTCTAAACTATCATGCAAAAGAGCTATGTAAAAAAATTAGCTAACCCCGTCAGTTTAGTACTGTTAGGCTCATTGCAAGAAGTGCAATTATATTCCATTGTATAGGTTAATTGAGGTAGTGCTTCAATATAGTCTTTAATCTTATTAAAGTATTCGTATGGTAAGCTCTCAACAAAGGCTACAACCTCTTCCCTTAGTTCCTTACTACATTCGAATATTGCATCGCCATCAAATATCTTATCTACACATGATATGACAGTCTCATATAGTGCATCAATTGTACTGTCTTTACTGGCATTCATCACAACATCATATGAAGGAGGTCTAAGTAGCATACCCATATCTTCTGTTACCATAATCCTAGGATTATTATTAGGGTCAAGTTTACCACCGACAACCATATTTAAGTCTATATATTGATCATTAGGTTCTTCACACTTACCGCATTTAGTGGATACCTTGATCTTTTCGCCAACTGACTTTGATCGCATCCTAATAAAAATATGCTCTATATCATATACCGCTAACTTACCAACATTTAGTTTACCGAATGTACATGCATCAATTATCGATTGTATAGCTCTTGCTACAATCATCTCATCGCCAGCTTCTAATGCTATAAGTAGCTGACGCTCTTCTTTTACTACGTACGGTCTATACTTTATTGTTGTTCCATCTGCTAGATCTGTCTCATACGTCAATGATTTAAACGTTGGTAATGCCATAATAATCGCCTATTATAATTAAATACTATTAAATTTGCTGGTCAGGTCATCTACTAAAGAACCGATCCTATCTCCAACATTTCCTGGTAGAGCAACGTTTAAACTTGATAGCGTTGCGTCTAATAAATCGTCTGTTGACTGCCAATCATCATATGCAAGAGATACTGACATAGTGCTTATTGTATCACTGCTATCCGCGCTTAGTTCAATCGCATCAACAGTTACTGGATATGCGTTTTTAAATAGAACAGTATACACCGGAAAGTTATCTTTGTTCAATTGCTGTACTATAATATCCTTTGTATATGTATCTTTATAGTTAATGCTGTAATCAGGATTAATGATCTGACTCTGCCACGCATCAAAGAACTTTTTAGCAAACATGTCTTGAGTCAGCATAAAGGTTAAAGTCACATCATCGGTGATACCTGCATACGGCATCTTTTTTGGCTTAGGATTCGTAGAGTAATCAGTAGTCGCTATTTGTCTACCTGGCAAGCTTGCAGTTTTACATAAGAATGTTAAATCACGAGGATCGTTAAAAACGGAGTTAATTCCAGATGCTACACTTCCACCTGCAATTCCTGCCGATACAATACTTCTTATGTCTAAATTAGCAAACAGCGGAACTGGCATGTATATTGCAAAGCGGTTAGGCATAAGTACACCTTGACGCCTGCTAATAACACTTTTTAAATTGTCTATACTCATATCATTTTCCTACTCTCTTTCCATACAGCGGTACGGCTCTTACCACGGAATTGCTCTGTTGGTAGAAATACTGCAACTTCCCATTCTGTCGGTTGGACCATTACCATATTAGAATCAACTTGACTCGTTAGGTATCTTTTAATACACGGCTTGTAATAACGTAATCCTGATACAGATTTTAATATATTATATCTAATATTCATCCGAGTTGTATCATCATACTTATCATTCGTAACCGTATCTAATAACGCATCAAGAAACTTAGCTCTTAATACGGGAGGTAGGTAATGTAGATTGATTCCATAGAATCCACCTGGCGCTTTGTCTAATGCGATGATGAGAGGAAATGCGTCCCAGTATGGTAACGTTTTACGATGTTTAGCATCATAGAAGAACATGAACATATTGCCACGAATAGTTTTTGTCTTCTTAATAAGCTCTTCATCCTTTATAAGTGTCTGGCGATTAACCTTACCACGAAGACCCTTTGCTTTTTCCCGGAACCATTCTCGCGAAGTTTTAGTACGGGCTGGAATGCCTTTCTTAAATGCTTCTAGCTCCAGTGTGGAAAGAAGTGATGCCATTATGCTTCCTTAAAATAATTGAAAATAACTGTGTACAAACAAGGTGAACTGTGATATAATAGGACTGTAGTCTGCGGAGGGGTAGAATACATTATTTCTATTCTGCAGCCTTCATAATTGCAGCATCAACTTGCTTAGTCAGCGCTTTTAATTGTTTAATTGTAGAGGTTAGTTCTTTAATAAGTGCTGGATCGACGTCATCAGTTCGGACTGTGAGCTCATGCTTTAGTCGTTCTATACCGCTCACGCTATTCTTCATAGTTAGCTTTAGGGTCTTCGCCCGAGTTCTATCCATAACAGCTACTGTATTTTCTGACATACTTGCAAATGATTCCATTGAATTAATACCTCTATTGAATATATATCTATTTATACGATCTATTTGCAGATCCTAATGCCCATCTGTTTTAATGTGTCTTCTGTCCAAATCTCGAATTTCCATCCTCTATTAAGACAATACTCTCGTGTGGCAGACCATTTAGATTGGTTCTTCACATAAGTCATTGACTCAGAGATATATTTACGAGTTCTTCTACCTTTATAATCCGGCTTCATTGTTTGTTTCTTTGGCTTAATCTCCACCAATGTCACAGAACCATCTTGCCATATTATCTTTAGATCCATAAAGTACCGATGCATCTTCCTATCTGTCCCGCATATATAAGGTATGACAGTTTCTTCTGAATGCCATTTCTTTACACCTGGAGAAGCTTCACACCACTTAAAGCATTGCCTCTCCCATAGAGATCGGTACTGTACCTTCTCTGGATTGCCATCATACTTGGATGGTTCTTTAATTTTATATCTGCCAGAATAAGCCATGATTACTCGTATAAATAGAAGTAAGAATAACTATTTATAGGCTTTATTAGTATGGCAAATTCAAGAGACCCTAGAGGCGAGGCTAGTTCAAATGCTTATATGCAAGGCCCAGGCCCACGGTTGAGGCAACCTACTAGTTTAAGATACCCTCTCAACACTGAAGATGCTAGTACATTCATTAAGTTTA